GGCCCCGCCGCCCGGGGGGGGGGCGGGGCCCCCGCCGCCCCCTTCCCCTCCCGGGTCCGGCGGGGGGGGGGGCAAAATTATCTGCCCCCGGAGAATTGGGGCCGGCGGGCGGGGGGCGCCCGATAGGACGAACTTCCCGGAGGACCCCGCCGCTAGCTTGGAGGAATGGTGCAAGCTGCCCGCCCTCGACCGCCACTATGTGCGCCGCAATTACGCGACCATCCGGCGCCGATATGACGCCGACCCGCTGACCCCCATGCCGTCGCTGCCCCCGCCGTCGGTGAAACAGCGCGACCGCTACGACGAGCTATAGGCCCGATTCAAAGCCATAGGGGCGCCCCGTAACGCTCTCCGGGACAAAGGAGAGCCGCGCGAATGTGCACGCCGAAAACCCCCGATATGCCGACGCAGCCGGAACGGTAGTCGATGAAGCTGCCGGACGAGGGGCTCGATCTCACCAAGGATAGCTCGAAGCGCCGCCGCGCGATCATGGCGGGCATCATCACGTCGCCGCAGGGCGCGCTCGGTAGTCCCAACACCGCGAACCCGACGCTCGGCTGATATGGCGTCGATCCGACAGGACTGCGAAACCCGCCTGTCGGGGATGAAGAGCGTTCGCGCGGACTATGAGAGCGAGGTCCGCGACATCGCGCGCTTCGCGCAGCCGGCGCGATCGCGGTTCCTCGCGACCGAGAAGAACAAGGGCGGCCGCCGTCGCCAAGCGAACAATCGCCTGCTCGATCCGCACGGCATCCTCGCATCGCGCACGCTGACTAATGGCATGACGTCGGGCCTTTCGTCCCAGTCGACGCCCTGGTTTACGCTTGGCGTAGCTGATGACGTCATGGAGCTGGAAGGTGTCAGCACATGGTTGAGCGACGTTGAGAAAGCGATGTACGCCTTTCTCGCGAAGACGAACTTCTACAGCGCGGCGAAAACCGGTTACGGCGAAACTGGCCTGTTTGGTACCGAGGCCACCGTCATGGTTGAGCATCGTGACAAAGGCGCTGTCTGTCACAGCCTGACGTTCGGCGAATATTGGATCGCACTGTCGGACGCGATGCAGCCCGACACGCTCTATCGTTTCTGCCCCATGACCGTGCGGCAGGCGGTCATGTCGTTCGGCGACAAGGTGCAGCCGTGGATCCGCACCGCGTTCGATCGCAGCGACTATGAAAAGGACGTCGAGATCTACCAGGCGATCGAGCCCGATACGGCCGGCCGCTTCAACTATCGCAGCGTCTACTGGGACGCGAGCGACGATCGCGACGCCACGCTGCGCATCAGCGGTTATAGCGAACAGCCCTTCTGGGCGCCGCGCTGGGACGTAAGCGGCAGCGATGTCTACGGCACGGCGCCTGGCATGGAGGCGCTCCCCGCGCTCCGCGAGCTCCAGCTTCAGACGAAGCGCCGCAATGAGGCGATCGACCTCATGGTGCATCCGGAGAAGATCGTTCCGCCGCATGTGCGCCTGACGGGCCAGCCGCGGTCGATCGTCACGGGCAACGGTGTCCTCAAGGACAATATCATCGTTCCCTACCAGATGCCCTATCAGGCGGTCGAAGCGATCCGGCAAGAAATCGAGAAATGCAAAGAACAGATCGACGCGCTTTTCTATGCTGACCTGTTCAACGCAATCACGAACATGCGAGGCATCCAGCCGCGCAATATCGAAGAGATCGCCAAGCGCAACGAAGAGAAGCTGACGCAGTTGGGCCCGGTCATCGAGCGCGTCAGCACCGAAAAGCTGATGGTCGTGATCGACCGCGTCTTCAGCCTGATGGAGCGCGGCCGGATGCTGCCGCCCGCGCCGCCGGCGCTGCGCGATGCTGAAGTCAAGGTCGAGTTCGTATCGATCCTCACGCAAATGCAGCGCGCGGTCGGCATCGGCCAGATCGAGCGCAGCGTGTCGTTCGTGGGCAATCTCGCCGGCACCTTCCCCGAGGCGGCGGACAAGATCGATATCGACCAGACGATCGACGAATATGCGCAGCGCGCGGGCACGCCGTCGAAGATCATCCGGTCGACCGCCGACGCCAACAAGATCCGCGAGCAGCGCGCGCAGCAGGTGCAGCAGGCGAAGATGATGGAGGCCGCGCCCGCGTTGCAACAGGGCGCCGACGCTGCCCGCCTGCTCAGTGAAACCGACGTCGGCGGCGCGCCGCTCCTCGATACGCTGCTCGGTGCCTGATGACCGATCGCGAAATCCAGCTTCTGCTCTCCGTCCCCGAGTTCAGACAATTCCTCTTTGAAGCGATTCAACTGGCTGGCATCTGGGAGCCAGCCAATGGGCATGACCCGCGTGATCTCGCTCTGTTCGAGGGACGTCGAAGCCTGGGGCTGGAATTGCTGCAGCTAGCCGATCGCGGCCAGCCGAAGGCCCTGCGCACACCCGAGGCGCTGGCGACCATCAACGCAATCATCCTGACAGCCCTCAACCCCCCTTCGAAACCCGAGGAGAAGAAGCATGCGGACCGCTGCGACGATATTCCCGACTAAACCGCCCGCGCTGCGCGCTGGTCTGCTGGCCTCTGCCGCGTTCATGTCGCCTGTCGAGCGCGCAATGGGCCGCTTCATGCGTGCGCCGGACGATCACGGCGACGGCAGCGGCGGCGGTGACAGCGGCTCCGGAGGCGGCGAAGGCGCTGGCGATCAGGGGACTGGCGATGCTGGTACCGGCGACGGCGGCACGGGCGACGCTGATGCCGGCGCTGGTGATGGCGGCGGCGCCGGCGATGACGACGGCAGCGGCGGCACCGCGCTTGGTGACGGCGGAGATGACGGCGACGACGCCGGGGACGGTGACGGATCCGGCGACGGCGACGGCGATGGCTCCGAGGGCGCGCCCGAAGCCTACGACCTCTCGGTCGAGGGCGTCGAGCTCGATCCCGAGATTGTCGGCGAAGCCGAGCGTGCCGATCGCGGCGAAAATGATGGACCGCGCCGTCGACGCGACGGTCAACGACATCGTCGCGAAGGGCAATGCCCAGCGCAAGGAGTGGCTCGATAGCGCGAAGGCGGCCGAGGATATCGGCGGCGCGAAGTGGGACGCCACCATGCACATGGCCGCCAAGGGGCTCGACGCGCTCGGGTTCGTCAAGGCCGACAAGGACAAGAATGTCGAGGCTCACCCGTTCCGGCTCGCGCTCGAGCAGACGGGCTTCGGCAACCATCCCGACATGATCCGCATGGCTGCAAAGCTGGGCGAGCTCGTGTCCGAGGACGGTGATTTCGTGCGGGCGGATGCTTCGGCGCCCGGCGCGAAAGGTGATGTTGCGAAGCGTCTCTATCCCAACGACTAAAGGGGGAATTTCCCAATGGCTATCATCGGCAACACCTATCTCAGCCTCATCGACGTGATGAAGCAGGAAGGCAACGAGCTCGGCGACATCGTCGAGGCGCTGCACACGCTCAATCCGATCATGAAGGATGCGAACGTCATCACCTGCAACATGGGGACGAAGCACCGGTCGAACATCCGCACCGGTCTGCCCAGCGTCAGCTGGGGCGCGCTCTATGAGGGCATCAAGCAGTCGAAGTCGACCACGACGCAGGTCGACGACGTCACCGGCTTCGTCGAGGGCCTGTCGACCGTCGACAGCCGCCTGCTCAAGATCGCGGGCGAGAATGCGGCGAAGGTTCGCATGTCCGAATCGACCGCGTTCCTCGAAGCGATGGCACAGGAGTTCGAAAAGACCTTCTGGTACTCGAACATCGGCTCGGCGCCGCGCAAGTTCCACGGCTTTTTCGCCCGGTACAACACGCTCGCCAACCCGAACGTGGTGAACGGTGGCGGCTCGGGCTCGGACAATACGTCGATCGCCATGATCACCTGGGGCGACCAGGCGACCTCGGTCATCACCCCGCAGGGCGTGGCGGCTGGTGTCGACCGCGAAGACAAGGGCGAGCACCGTGTCCTCGATGCGAACGGCAATCCCTACTACGCCAAGGACGAGATGTTCACCCAGCATGCTGGCGTGACCGTCAAGGACTGGCGCTACAGCGGCCGCGTCGCCAACATCGACGTGTCCGATGTCATCGCCGGCACCAAGGCGGTCAATCCGCTGCTCCGCAAGCTTTTCTACAAGCTGCAGGGCCGCCGCAACTACGGCATGGAGAACCAGGGCGGCATTATCGGCGCCACCCGCACGGTCATCTACATGAACCGCACCCTGCTCGAAGCGCTCGATGCCGAGGGAACGAACGCGGGTTCGTCGGACAACTTCGTCCGCCTGAAACCGCGCGAGATCCAGGGCGAAGAGGTGATGACGTGGCGCGGCATCCCGATCCGCGACACCGACAACATCCTCAACACCGAGGCTGCGGTCGCTTAACGAACCGGGGCGACGCCCGCTCGGCGTCGCCTTCGGTCTTCCAGGAGAAGACAGATGAGCATCATGGACATCACCAACATGTTCGGCGAGGATCAGGCCATCACGGCCGATGCCGCTTCGACGAACAGCATCGACCTCGGCGCCACCGGCACCCCGTTCGGTGCATCGGCCGCCCTCGTGCGCGATATCGGCAAGGGCTGCAAGGTCCCGCTCTCGATCAACGTGACCGAGACGTTCAACAACCTGACCAGCCTCGAGGTGCAGCTGCAGGTCGACAGCGATCCCGCCTTCGGCTCGCCCAAGACGGTGGCAAAAGCGAGCTATCTGCTCGCCGAGCTCACCATCGGCAAGCAGCTGGCTTTCCCGGATTACATCCCGGAGGGCACCAACGAGCGCAACATGCGGCTCTTCTACGACGTCACGGGCACCGCCCCGACGACCGGGAAGATCACCGCGGGCGTCGTCGCCGCCCGCCATACCAACTTCGTGGGAGGCCAGTAAGATGGCGGACGAATTCAAAACCTATCGCGCCAATGCCGCCAAGATCCGCGACGAAGCGGCGGCGTTCACCACGACCACCCGCCAGGGCAGCTGGATGGATCTGCCCGACAAGGACGGCAACGTCGTCGAGCGGCCCAAGCATCCGCCGGCGCCCGCCAAGGGCGACGTTGTCGGCAAGGGCGACGCGAGCGCAGCCGACTTCCAGAAAGCGCTCGACGCCCGTGACGCTGACATCGCTGCGCTGCGCGCAGAAGTCGAGCAGCTGAAAGCGGGCGCCGCGGCCGCGGGGAATGCAGGCCAGGCCGGGCAGCCGGATCCGGGTCCGCTCGACCAGAGCATTCCCGACCTCACGGCCTATCTCGAAACCGTCGGGGACGTCGGCGCCGTGGACGCCCTGATTGCCGCCGAGAAGGACGGGAAATCGCGCAGCGGGGCGCTCGAAGCGCTCGAAGCGCGCAAGGCTGCTCTCCAGGGCAGCTAATTGTTACGCCTGCGGGCGGAAGGGGGAAGGGCCGGCCGAGCGATCGTCCGGCCCTTTTTCGTGCCCGATTCAAGAGTTCACCTGACGGTCTAGCAATAACCGGTCGGCCGCACCCGCCGTTAGGTTGCACCTCCGATCATAGGGAGAATTGAGATGATCCTGTCACGCTACCACATTGCCCTCGCGGCCGCCTCGCTGTTCGCAGTCGCTGCGCGCGCCAGCGATCGCGTCATTGAAGTCATCGCCGGGTTCGTCGAGCGATGTATCGACTTCATCGTGTCTGGCTTCCGAATGGACGCCCCGCACCTCGCAAATGACGGTCCCGCCTTTTTGTCGGGCGTCGCAGGTGTCGCGATCGATCCGTCGCTGCTCGAACGCCTTCGTCACGAGAAGGGCATCCCCCGCCTCGGCGCTGCTCGCAACATCTAGATCCGCTGGGTCGCACAGCAGAAGGGCGCCGAGGCAACTTGGCGCCCTTTTTCGTGCCCGATTCAAGCGCGCTCGTGGCCGCCCTACGCCCGCGTCATGACCACCGTCGCGCTCTACAACCAGGCCATGGTCGAACTGGCGGCGCCAGCGATCGCCTCGCTCAACGAACCTTCAGCGGAAGCGCGGGCCTGCAACGCGGTCGCCTTCGTCATCATGGAGGAATTGCTCGACTGGACCGAATGGCACTGGACCGAGCATTACCAGGTGCTTGCCCTTGTCGCCAACGATCGGCCCGCCGAAT